GTATTACTGCATCTGCATGCAGTTTTTTAATTTTAACTTTCATAGGTGTGTTTTTATTTTCGGATTGAGTCTGTATGTGTTGTACATACAAACTATAAATCCAATCTTCTCTTTTACTCATTTTATTTTACCTCGCAGCCATCCGCCCCACAAGCGACTTCGCCTTTTAAATCTGTGTTATCTGCCATTTCAACTACTTTAGATAAATCAATATTAGATAATGACTTCATCATTTCTTCATATTTTTCTTTAGTGCAATCTTCAAACGGAGCTTGTATATAGGTATGATCCGCATAAGGCAATACAGATAACCCATTATAAAATTTACGATTATCCCACATCCATTCTCCTACCATGTCCCATTCTGTATCTTTAATTGAAACCGTAGCTGAAATGTTATGAGTATTTTGTCCTGTTCTATGACCTTCTTTAATCCAATTAGTATAAAACCATTTTACACGATTTAATAAATCCAAAGCAGATTCATGACGTAAAATAGACCCTTCAGGCGATTCTTGTGGAACTGATATCACTGCAGTGTCGTGTGGACGAAAATATTCATCTTCTAACAATTCAGGATGATAAATTGCAAGATAAGAATAAATTGATTCATTTTTACCAACTCGCATTCTGCGAATATAATAATCGTTATGCCAAGCATGAATACCTGAAGAAGTTCCTAACACCAATGAGGAAGTTCCTGAAGGCTTAATAGTGGTAGATCTTGCTGAAGCATTGATGCCAATTTGTTTAGCTATGATAGCATTTGTTTCTTTTACTAAATTTGCTGCTTCTTTCAAATTGAACTTTTGAGCTACTCCTGAACCTACACCTGTCATACCAACACCTATCAAAGCGTCTTTCTCTGTTGTGCGTTGCCATATTGGACGTAAATAATGAAAGTTAGTGTAGCTAGCTTGAAGTGTTCCAATAAATGCTGCTGCTTTAACTCTTGCATTTAAATCTTCTTGCGATTCAATATCACTTACATTTACTTCACATAAATTACAAAATTGAAATGGACGTAAAGCAATTTCACAACATGGATTGGTTCCCCAATCTTTATCATTTGATAAATAAATTCCAGGCTCACCTGCTCCTGAAGCTTCTATCTTTTTCCATAAAGACAAGAAAAAATCTTTAGTTATTTTATTTCTTAATAAAACAGCTGAGTTATTTGCTCTACCTCTTTGTGGATTGAGTTCCCACCATGGACCTGATTTGCAGGAAATCATTTCTTCATCATCTGCAGAGAATAAACTAATAAGAGCGGCACGTCTAATGCCTCCAGCCAATACTGCATCTGCAATATAGCATATAATATCATGTACTTCAATTGATGATAATTTTTCATTATTTTGTTTTGCATCTAATATACCTTGAATTTTAATTAAACATTCTTTTAATGGTTGCGGTCCTGGAGCTTTTCCTCCTGAAGTAATTAACATTGCTCCTTTAGATCTAATATCTGAAAAGTCAAAATTAATTGTTGCGCCGCCATGAAAATAAGATTTCATTAACATTTTAACTGCATCTGCCCATCCTTCAATAGAGTCTCCGATTAGGTATCTTCTATTTTTTAAATTGCTTGGTTTTCTTATTTCTGGAAGTAGATCTACATGATGTTTTTGTACAGAATATCCTACACCTGTTCCACCTAGTAATAGAAACATTGTTTCTCCAAATGCTCTCCAATCGTCAATAGGTAAATAGGCACAATTGTAAATTCTATTCGGAGAAATTTCAATTGGCTTTCCACCAAATTGTAAACTACGCATTGAAGGTAAAATCTTTTTATTGTATACGAATTTATAAACTTCTTCAATTTCTTCTTTTAATTCTGGGTGTTTTTTAATGTGCATTTCTTTATTGCGAGTCACTAATTCTTCCCATGTTTCTCTTCTTTGTAAGTCGACTATATACCGTGCATACTTCATATAGACAGTAATGTCAGACAAAATTTCGTTTGATAATTTCATAATTAATTAATTTAAAATAGTTGGTTAGTCCCGGGGCTAATAAATATTAACTACCCGAGTGAATCTCCTGAAATTTCTTTATATTTATTTGCCAAACTTTTACGCAAAAGCGACTCTCCGTTTTGCATATCTTTTTTAGTATCTCTGCCCTCAGCAGACGTTTCTTCAAATATATGAATCTGCCCATTAGACATATTCATTTTCGACGGAAGGGTAATTCCGTCAGGGCCAAAACGATTTTTAATAATATGCCATCTACCAGTACCTGCTATTTTATCAGTTACTTTTCTTGACAGTGATAATACAAAATCAGCAATCATTATTTTAGAATAAGACTCGGAAATTTTACCTGCTTCAATAACATCATCTTCAAGAGCTGATCTATTTGCTTGCGAAGCTGTGTATAAAGGAACTTCATACTCTCCGGCTATACCACGCAAGTCTTCATAAATAGATTCCAATTCATGACGCATTTCTTTTCTAGCTACAGCCCCTCTTAATAAGTCAGCATAGTCGACAATTAGCAAATCTGGCTTTTTACCTACTAATATCATTTTTTCAACATGAGCTCTTAAGGTTGAGCTAGATGCTGTTTTAGTTGGATAGTATTTAATTATTAAATTTCCTTTAAGTTTCGAAACCATTGATTCGATTTCATCTTGATTGTATTTTAAATTCTGCGCTGCAATGCCTGTTAACACTGCATCATATCGCTGACCTACATATCCTTCATTTAATTCCAAAGTATAATGAACTACATTCAATCCTGCTTTAACTGCGTGAGCTCCAACATTAATCAGACCCCATGACTTACCAATACCAGCAGGAGCAACAAACACAATTAGTTCTCCTTTACCAAAACCTCCGTCGGACACTTCATTGATGATTGGCCATGGAGTAGGTATGGTTGCTCTAACATTGTCTTTGTATCTGTCTATTACACATTCGTTATATTCATGACCAACTGCTTTATCAGCTCCAGATTTCATTGCGGCATCTATTGCTGCTTTAATTGCATCGTATTCTCCTTTTCTTAAAAATTCTACAGAGTCTAATATTGCTCTTTTAAGACATTGATTTTTACAAAATCCTAAAACTTCTTCTTTTACAAAATTTAAATCATTTGACTCTAAATATTTATATGAATCTTTTAATGAATCAATTATTGAAGCTTTTACAACATCTCTGTCAATTTCTTGAACTTTAATTTTAAATACATCTAAAGTAGGGGAAGATTTATACTCGTGAAAGTATTTAACAATGGTTTCGACTATCCATTGGTTTGCTTCTGATTCGAAAAATTCAGGTAGTAATATATCTGAAACTTGTTGTAAAAATGCTTTATCACTTAACAACGATGATATAGTTTTTATTTGAAAGCCATGACCATAATTTGTTAACTTATCCATATTTTTTATTTACTATTTATTTAAATATAATTTATTCTTTTCATGATACCAAATTATTTTTGACTGAACGCTGCTAGCGAATTAAAACTAGTATTTAACCAAGAATCTACATTTGGTATTACTGAGTATAATTTATCCAACATAAACATTTTTTTAAACAAATACATATTTAAAACTGATATAGGTCTGTTTGCCATGTCTATGATCATCAATTTGAAATTGGCTCCTATTTCTAATTCTTCTAATGACATCAATCTCCAATTAAGTCGCATAACAGATTCATTATCTAATACAGTTTTATATACTTTATGCTCGTCTTTCCTAACTTTACAATACTCTAATACATCTTCTATACTGGCGATTTTGTCTTCTAGGAGCAATGGAAATTTGCTTTGTAATGTCTTTATTCCAATTCCGTTTATACCTTTAATATTGTCAGATCCGTCTCCCATGAATATTTTATAATGTATAAAGTTATGTGAAGGAATTCCAAATCTATCTACAACTTCTTTAGGAGTGTAATATTTTTTTTCTACTGGTCTCCATACTGAAGTTTTAGCATCTATTAATTGAATAAAATCTTTATCGTCAGACATTATAATTACTTCACTTCCTTTAGGACGAAATACATCTGTAGCTAAATAAGCAATTGCATCGTCAGCTTCTATATTGTCTATGGATATAAGTGTTATTGGTAGACATTGTAAATATTCTGATAGCTTACCCATTTGAGTACGCATTGATTCAATTTCTTTTTCTACCGACTGCTCTCCTACATCTTCTCTGCGATTAAATCTAGTAGACATTGTACGACCTTCTTTATATCCAGAGTGCATTTTCTTTCTTCGTGCAGAGCCTCCTTTGCCGTCAAATACAATTATACATCGAGTAGGTTTGAATTGTCTTATTACTGCTGCTATCGAGCGCATAAATCCTACATATCCACCAATATGGTCTCCATCATCATTGACTAATGGCACTGCGCTGAACACTCGAATAAAAGAATTCAAACCATCAACAATTAACACTTTACTGTCTTTGTCTAGGCTTGAATTCTGATTTTCATGGTCTTCGCGAACTTGTTTTAATAATTCTGCGTAACCTTTCATTTTTATGATTCCTCTCCTTCAAAATCGGTTTGCACTTGAATATCATCTATTCCAAAGTCTTCACCTGCTTTATAATTAAGAATATACTTTTCACAAATTGTTTTATAAACTTGAGCTTTCATTTCTGGATCAGTCATTAATTTCGATTTGAAATCTTTAGATTGAAACTTAATTATTTCTCCTGTGTCAGTATTGGTGTAAGTATACCAAGCACCTGCTTGTGTTACCAATCCAAAATTCTTCATCATCGTTAACCAACTTCCAAAATCGTCAATACCAGAGTCAAAATAAATATCATAATCTACCATACGCAAAGGCGGGCCCATACGATTCTTAACTACTTGAGCTCGAGTTGTAATTCCAACTACAGCTTCAGGTGCGTCTACAGATTTTGCTAATTTTATTTGACCTACTGATTTAAGACGAAGGCGTACTGACGAGTGAAAGGCAATTGCTTTACCGCCTGATGTTGTCCATTGATCTCCAAAAGTTACTCCTAATCGAGTACGTAACTGATTTGTAAATATTAAACATATACGCTCTCTACCAACGAAGTTAGTAATTTTACGCATTGCTTTTGATAAGATAATAGCTTTTGAAGTTGCCCAACCATCTTTATCATAGTCAGCAGCCATTTCTTGTTTAGTGGAAGCTCCTGCCACGGAATCTACTACTATAGTAACAATTCTAGATTTGGAATTTTTCCTAACAGATTCTACTATACTGTCCATAGCGTCGAAAATATCTTCTATAGTCTCCAAAGGAATGTATAACATATCCTTAAGATTAATTCCTATAGCTTCTAAATATTCTCTAGACACTGCATTTTCAGTATCAATATAAACTGCTAAGCCACCTTTCTTTTGAGTGTCAGCTAGCGCGTGTGCTGCTACTAACGATTTGCCTGAAGCCTCCAATCCTGTAATTTCAATGATTCTACCAACCGGTAGTCCACCATTAGGTCGATTTGAAATTGCCAAATCTAACATGGTAGAACCCGTTGATATCCATTCTGTAACGTCACTAGGAGCGTCACTATCACCTTCTAAAAAATAAGCTACTTTATAATTAGAGCCTTTGAATTTTTTATTTAGATTGTCGGCTAACACAGAAGCTAAATCGTCTTGCATTTGACTTTCGTCAACTATCGTTTTATTTTTTGCCATAGTTATCCTGTCGTAACCTCTCGGTTACTTGTTTTTATTTATTATTAAATAAAGTGTCAAATGCTGAAGCAACGTCATCAACCTTAGTAGACGAAGCTGTTTCTTCAATAGATGTTTTGTTTGAGTTAGCTGGTTTTGCTGGAGCTGCTACTTCTTCTTCACTTTCAGGATTCAACCAATTATGCAACATTTTAGTCATTTCATCATAGGTAGACTCTTTAAAGATGTCTGTTACCTTAGGTTGATTTGCTAATTTTTCTAAAATGTCTTTGCTGTCGGTTACTGGAGTTTGATTCGGTTTAACACGAATTGAAGTTTCAGGATATGATTTTCCACCTGGTTCAGCTGCTTTGAATTCAACAGCAATGTCGCGACCAGATACTGGATCTGAAATATCGCCATAATCTGGATCTGCAATAAATCCTAATAGTTCTTGATACACAGATTTACCAAATCCCCAAAATTTAACTCCTTCAGATTCTTTACCACGAACAATAATAGGAACATAACAACGCATTGTTGGTTCTAATTTTTTTCCTGATTTCCAATCGTCAGAGTTACCTGTTGATTTTAATTTTTCTGCGAATTCTACTATTGGATCTGGACGACCAAAAGATATCGGAGATAATATTGACTTACCGCCAAAATTGTAATGAAAATAAAGTTCCTGAAAAGGATTTTCTCTATTGTGTTGATAAGGGATAATCCTTATTACTTGAGTGCCTGGTTCAGGCTTCCATAAATTGTTTGACTTTGATGTTACATTTTGTAACGAGTTAAGCTTCTGCTTAATTGCATCGAGATTGATTGCCATGATTTTTTTCTTTTTATTTGTTATTAATTAATTTGTATTTAGTAATTGTCTACGCAAATTCAATTTGTCTAGAATAGTCAAATTTACATTTTCAACACTAACATAACTAAATATAAGTTACTTTATTCAAAGTACCAAATATTTCATATAAATATGTTATAAGTTAATAATCTGATATACTTTTGTCTTTAAAACTTTCAATTCATTATTAGAGGTTACTAACAATGCGTTTGAAAATTTACTCCAATTAACAGAAAACTTAGGATCTAATATTCCATTGTTTTCTAATTGTATCAATGCGTTTAATGAGTTTATAGTGTATAACGTATTAGTGTCTTTCTTACGATGTACTAACATAGCTCCTGGTAATTGTTTTCTTTGATTTTCTTTATCTACATTAAAGCTGCATACTAACTCTTCCGAGTCTTGTATTGACAACACAAATATTCGTTTATATATAACTTCATAAGTTTTTACAATCATACTTGACGTATGATCCAATGACTCTTCGGTCGTGAATAAACAAATTAAAGATAACAATATATATGTAAGTTCTTTTACCATTTATAAATATATTAAAATTTTCTTTCTACGCTGATCATGTTTGAATAATCAGGACCTATTTCTATTTTAGTTGGATACTTGCCTTGTTGCTCTAATTCTTCTTTTATTATATGCAATAAATCAGCTCCATCTCTTTTGTCAAAATCATAAAGAAAGCTGTCATAGGTATATAGTATCAGCTTCGAAGAGAAAGACTTTGTACGTAGAAGTATGTTATGTATAACCGCCATATTTCTTTCCGTCTCAAAGGACTGCAACATGTAGTTTAAAAGCTTAGCTGCATTCATTTCAGTGAAGAATGATTTGAATAATTTTCTAGAAAACATAGGAGTTTCAATATATCCTTGCTCTTTGAATTGATTCCATATTAACTGAGTGTATTCATGTATTTTAGCAAAGAATGGAATTGTTAAATATTCGCTTCCTATACCTCCATAAAGTTGTTTAAATGATATTGATTTAGACTCTGAATACTCTTCCGGTGATAAAGTTTCTTTATCAAAATAAAACTGACCTAAATATTGATGTACTGATACATTGTCTGGAAATTTATAATCTACTAACTCTGCTAGAAGTCTTAAGTGATAAGCATCATAGTCAAAAGATAACATAAATCCATTTTCACCAAATCTAGAAACAAATGGAGCTCGCTGACCATTGTCTTTGTTCAAAGCAGCAAAATTAATTCCTCCATATCGATTGCTTGGGCGTCCCGTAGTAGTATATATATTATATTCAGAATATACAAAATTATCATGTATTAGATGTTCTGTAAATTTCTTTTTAAATTGCTCGTAATTTACAAAAAGACCATTTTGTTCTATTTGTTGAAGTGAGTCCAACATCAATACATTGTACTTTTCAAAAGCAGTATCATTTTGATAAAAGTCAAATACATCTAAAAATCTTTGAGAGATAGCTTGAGACTTTTCAATGTGTTTGGAAATAGGAATAATGGTATTTAAATTGTTGAAGTTTCCGAAATTTCTAGTAAAGAACTCGTGTGCTGAAGTTTCAAAGTCATCTTCAATTGGTTGATTGTTATAAAAATACTCAACCATACTCATGTCAATTAAGTTGTCAGTATTTAAAAACTTCTTGAATCGTTTTTTGTTGTAAACGAATAAATTTTTATCTTTAGGAAATTGAGTTAGTAAATCTATGGAAAGTGATAAACCTTCAGTGTGATTGAATACTGCAAGTACTTCTTCATCTAAATTAAGTACATATATATATACAACAGATATCGAGTCTGTATATACTGGTCGACTTCCGTTGCAGTAAGTTGGAACAATTAACCAATCGTAATTTTTACTTTGCTCTAGGAATGTCTCAAACTCACTTATCGTTTCTATGATGGTCATTACCTAGTAAATATATGTTATTTAATTCAAATTACCAAATAATTTTTTAATGTCTGATTTTACATAAGGTGAATAAATTGTCAATTCAATGTAGTTTGTTAAAAAGTTTTTCAATCCAGGCATTTCTCGATCTTTTAAAAATACCAGTCTTTGATTGGTATCAGCTACTCCATATTCCGTATTAAATGTATTTGGTACATCGTGAAGTGGTCCTGTCAGCTTCCAAGAAAGTTCTAGCCCTTGATACAAATTTTCATTGATTCCAGTATTTGGTTTTTTCCAAAGTTTCCATTGTGGTTTATTTATTTCAATAATGTCTTCATATGTAGAATAATTTCTTCTTCGCAGAAAATATCTAGTAAATTTTCCATTTTCATAATCATCTAAATCTGGTATTGGTAATATATAAAATGGAAAAAAATCTGGTAATGGCTTTTTAATTAATTTATCATATACAAGATTACCTGGTTGAAGTATTTGATCAATATAACTAATTAATTTTTTCGATTGTGATTTATGTGGAACTGATCCTGTTGATACTACATTGTCAATGTATCTATGATAAAATCCTATATATTCAGTTCCATCTTCCAACATGAATTCTTTACCATTGGTATACAAATTGGTAACAATATGCGATTTAGGATAGTATATTTTATTTCCAGGCATTTTAAATATTTTATATAATTAAGGTCGTATTCTAAATACTGTTGTGCATGAAGTAGTCCAATCATTTCCAGAAACGTTATGCTCAACTGTTAATACAGTAAACACAGCTTTGTATGTGCCTTTGTTATAAATTGCAGGCATGTAATTAGTAGATACTGCATTTCCAAATTCTAATCCGCTTACCCCGTCTATGGTAAATGAAAAATCTAAAGGATATATTATATGTTTATTTGGATCATTAGCTCCAGAAGCTTGCTTTCTTAAAAAAGCTTGCGCTTCTGCAATGAAACTTGGCACTGGTCCCCATAATCCTACAGTAACCAATGGATTATTGTCTTTGGTATATGTTGTAGCATGGTCTGGTTTAGTGGCTACTGCTCCTGGTATTACTCGTTTCAAAGCTGCGGTATTTTTATCTGATCCACCGGAAGCTACAGCTGCTGTTGAAGCGACTGATTTTAATTTGTCAGGTATTTTTGCTGATAATGACATTGCTCTACAAACACTGCGTTCTGTTACTGCGGGTATTGGACAAACATCGATATTATCATCCATGTATTGACTTTCTATTACAATTGCTTGGCCTTTGTATGGTGATTGGTCTTCTTGATCAATTGCCATTGCTAATTGAAATGCTCCTCCACTATTTATACTTATAGCTGCAAATAATTGTTTAAAAAATGAATCTAATGTTGTATCGCCAGATTGTTGATCTTTATTAACTTGAGCACCTAAAGTTTCAAAAGTTTTTGCTACAAAATTAACATTAATTAAAATTTTACTTACATCAACACCTTTAGACCCAGGAATCATAGTTTC